TTTTCAAGTGTTTTGCGGACGATGAAGTCCGAGACATAGGCCGAGAATTCATCCGTTTCATCAGCGATTCCGCAGGCGTTTTCGAGGAAGGTGGCGCAGTGGATCGCCTCATGGGCAAGGACGGCGATCGCGGCAGGGGTCACAGGGGATTTCTTCAGGAAGACGATCGTCGCGCTGCGAGTTCGGCGGCGGCGGCAGATCCCTTGGGCGAGCTTGTAGTCGTCGATCGGATCGATGTCGGTGATCTTCTTGGCCTTGAGCCATTCGACCGCCTGCTCGTAGGTGCAGGGTGCCACCATCCAGACGCGGTCATCGAAGACTCCCGTGCGGATGGAGAGGACGCTAGGGTTCATCGATCTCCTCCTGGAAGCGGAGCCTGATCATGTCCATGAAGTCATCGAGACGCATGGAAAATTCATCCGGATCGCTTGTCGTGCAGCGGAGGCGGAAGGGAAGTTGTATCCCCTCGATCTTGACCGAGAGATCGATGTTCCAATCGGTGCGGGGGCAGCGTGGGGCGGCGGTGGTCATGGCCGCCGTGGGTTACTTGGTCAGACGGAGCTTCGATGCTTGGCTCGCACCCGCCGGGATGGAGACCTTACCGTCGTTCCAGTGGATCCGACCATTCTTCACGAGGCCGATGCGCTTCGGATTGTCCGGGCGCATGATCCGCGCACCTTCAGAGAACGGCCAGCGGTCAGCCCGGTGAGGCGAGAGGCGGGAGCTTTCGACACCCGACTCCTGACCATCCACGGCCTCCTTCCTGCCACTGATCCGGAATCCGGTCCGGACGACCTTGCGCTCCGTTTCACCATCCCAGATGGTGAATTGCTTCATCTCCACCTCGCCCGTGCGGATCGAGGGGGCGAGATGCTCGCGGACACGTTCGGGGGAGCATTCGAGCTGCTCGGCGATCTGCTCGGCGGTATCCCATCCCGACGGCCAGGCGTAGTGGCGGGCGTTTTGTTTATGGACGAGTTTTTTCCATTTCATAGGGGTAACATTGGGAACTCAGGAATTTAGAGAATGATCGGGGCGGTGATGGTGCGACCGCGATCCCGGTCGAAGAGGAAAAAGGTCTGCTGCGGACGCTCAAACCCCGCCTTGATTGAGAGGGCATAGGCATTGTAGCCGATCAGGGATCCATTGCTGATCCATTTCGGGTTCTGCTGCTGGGTGTGCCAGTGTCCGAAGACATCGAGGTCGGCGAGCTTCGCCTTGTTCCACGAGGCGATCGCCTTCTCGGTCGGGATCGTCAGGCCGCCGATGCCGCCCTGATACTTCAGCCCGTCGCCATGGTGGAACCGGATCATGCGGTCATAGACCGGCACATAGGTCATGTAGCTGTCGGCGACGACCCATTCGACCTTCGGCATGGCGAGCTGCGTGGAGAGGATCGAGTAGAGCAGCCACTCGTAGCTGTTTTTGTAGCCGGTGGCGTGCCGGGGCTTTTTCGTGGTGCGCCCGTGATTGCCATAGTTGCAGACGATCTTGATCCCGTCGAAATGGTCGCACAGATAACGGATGCCCTCGGTGAGTTGATCACGCAGCCAGAGGATCGTCTCCGTCGGGGTCAGCTCATTGGTCTCCTGAAGCTCCTCGTGGATGAATCCGCTCATGAGATCGCCTCCCAGCCACAGCAGGGCCTCGCGGATTTCGCAGCCGGAGCGCTGGATCTCGGTGAGGCGCACCGCCGAGGAAAAGAACCGCCTGATGCGATCCTCCGCGATCGAAAGGGTGAACTCATTCAGCCCATTCGTGCTGGCTGAAGTGACCGTCTCCTCGACGTGCCAGTCCGAGGCACAAAGCACGGCGACTGCCTCTCCGTTCGCAAGGGTGACCGGGGTCATCTTCCCTTTCTTCGGCTTCTGACGGATCGCCGAGGCGACATTGAGCTGGCCCTCGAGTTCGGCGACGAGCTGCTGGTAGCGTTGGATCTGGCGCTTTGAGTCGGCGCGTTCGGCGGCGAAGGCACGCTCCCTGGCATCACGGGCGACAGAGCCCCAGTCGGTGGTTGTGTTGGATTTGGTCATGATTCGGAGAGGAAAAGGTCGAGATCGGCGTGGAGTTTTTCCACGGGGCCGTTATTGAGCAGGATCCGGTCGAAAGTCAGCACTTGAGCCTCGGAGGAGTGAGCCTGGACGGCTGCAATGCCAGGACGCTTGACCGAGATGACCGTGAATCCGAATTCCTTTAGCGCGGCACATTCGTTTTCAAAGCGCAGATCATCTACGACCACGGAGAGCCCCTCCTGAAGGCAACGGTTGACCTTGGCCAGGAGGATGCGACGCCAGATGTCCGTGGCGATCAGATCACGCCCCCATTCGACGCCGAGTGTTTGCATGGCATAACGGGGAGAACGGCCTCGAAGGAGGTCGGTTGGGGTCTCCTTGAGTTTCCCATCGACCATTTCCACGGCCTCGATCAGACCGACCCCGGCCTCGATGAGGAGGCAGCGGATCATCCGCTTGATCGGGGAGGCAAATCTCAAACGGCGAAAATGGTGCCGGGAGACGAGATGGTCGGCCGCGGTGGTTTTGCCGCTACCTGCTAAACCGCAGAGGCCGATGAGCTTCGGACGCATTCACTTGGGCGGCATGTCAATTCAATGGGGAAAATACAGGGATTTAATCTGGAACTTAGGCTGCCAGGTCGGCTTTGATGTTGGCGATGCGGTTGAGCAAGCCGTGGAGGTCGTTGCGGACGACTTCAGATGTCGTGGCGAGGAATTTGTAACGGGCGGCACATTGCGAAAGGAATGCCAGGGAGAGAGCCTGCTTGTTCTGCGAGGCCCAGGCTGCGGAGAGTGTCTGATCGCCGATCTTCCCATCGATCACCAGATGCGCCCCCTCGAGGTCGTTGAGAGCGAGCTGGAGAAGGCGGACGCATGAGCCTTCCCCTTCATTGACGGCTTGGACAAAGAAAATCCAGTTTAACGGCGAGGGCAAACGAGCGGCGACCCGTTGCCAATAGTTCTCGGCATAGGTCTGGACGATCCAGTGGGTCGTGGCTGTCACCGTGCCGGTTTCATCCACCGGGAGGTCGTCATCCTGCTGGTTCAAGCCCGCGTAGGTCAGCCCATGGGAATCGGGTCGTTCAGAGCGAATGGTGATCCCGTCCTGCTCAAACTCGCACTCGGCTGGAAGGACGATGGAGAGACCTTTGCGAAAATCGGCGGAATAGTTGCCATTATTGGCCGAGACCAAAATGTCGGAAATTTTCATGTCGTTGCCGGAGCCGGTGGTGGAGACGGAGGATCATTTTCCCCCCAGATCCGCTGCGCCACTTTTCCGGCCCCGGCAGCGATAAATATATCCCTGATCGAGTCGCTCAGATTACGCGGCAAATCATAAACATGGTCCGGAGTATTCCGATGCGTCCAGAGGCTATAGATGACGGCGGCCAGAAACGTCAGGCAAGTGGTGATCCCAACCATGAAAAAAATCAGTCTGGCCATTGAATCAGCCGTTCCCTCCTGAAGCACCGACCGCAACCAGGTAAGAAATCGCTCCACCATGGCTCAGGGTAGAAAATGCGCCGCAGAATGCAGAAAGATCCGCCCGCAGCCATAAGCGACCCAAAAGATGGCTGCATAAATTCCCGCAGCGGCAATCAGGCTCCACGGCATCGGAAATTCCCTTAGCGGGATCCCAGCCAGCATCGAGCCAAAATACAAAGCCACGAAAAGGGACGCCACCACGATCACGGCATCGCGTTCCTTGGCATTCTCATGGGCGGCCTGAGCCATGAGTTTGGCCTCGCCTTTGGCGGTGATAAGTTCCTCCCCTTGCTTTTCGTAATCTTGTTGTGCCTGCGTCAGCTCGGATTTTTGCTGGCGGCTTAACTGCTCGATGTGGCGCACGGTCGCCAGAATGTCTTGCCGAGTGACCGTCTGCGCGTTCATGTCAACAAAACCCGAAAAAATGAACACGACGGCCCCGATATGTTTAAAAAAACGAAACATATTATCTTGAAAGGTAACGCTCGACCAATACGGCCTTGTCATCGATGCGGTCACTGATTTGTGCCGCAGAGGATATGCAAGGGTCGGTGGCTTGTTGACGAATTTGCCGGTGGGCACATCCGTTAAGCCCCAGGCAAATGAAAAGTGAGATGAATGCGGCAAAAATTGCCAGAATCCATCCAAAGAGAAATTCTTTTTGAGGCGGTGTCATCCTTTATGGGGCAAGGTCAAATTTTCAATATGCAACCGGAGTGCCATTACTTCATCGGAAAGGTTGTCCAGTTTTTGGGTTTTGACCCCCGCAATAAAGACCGTTGCGACAAATTGCAGGAAAACGACTGCGGCAACGGTCCGAAGTAAGGTTGAATTGCGGTCTGCCGTTTTAGACCTTTCCTCCATGACCGCTTTGAGCGCCGCGATGTCCTCGCGGAGTGCTGAAACTTCGTCGGCGCTCATTACGGGGTATCGAATTATTTGCTGAAGCGAATATTCAGCGATCCGGTGCCATCGGCATTGACGATAACATTGACTGCGTTGGCATTTGCCAGGGATTCGCCAGCCGGAAGCGTTACCACAGGTGAAATCGCGGCAATGAGAGCCTGGATGTCGGCGGCTGCGAGCTTCGAGGAAGCAACAATAGGAGCGGCAACTAGCGTGATAGACATTGTTTTGTTTGTCCGGTTTGGTCAGTTGGACTCATCTGGTTTTCGTTCCTAGACGGGGCCGTTCATTCTTCCAGCAACATTGCTAGTTGAGCTAGGGGTGTCCGTTTTCGGTTAGAAAGCATTAAAGTTGGATGAATGACGGCAACCCGATGAGTTGCCCAAGGTTGATTCCAGAGGAAGACCCGCCGCCACCATTTGAAATTGAAAGTGTGCCGACTTTTTGCGGAACAGTTAATCCGTACGAAACTCCACTGCGAACATCCGATGGATCGGGATAATTGATGTAAACGGCAGTTCCATCCGAATTACCATAACTGAAATAACTTAACGTTTGCCCAGTCGAATCAATGTAGTAATCGGGAAACAAACCACTAATTAAATCGTAACCGCTCCATGGAGAATAAAGTACGCCATTCCACCCACCCACCCAAGTGATAGCCGACCCATTTAGATAGACTCTGCCAGATTGGGATAAATCAGTTCCATTACCGTAATCAACATCTACACCTGTAAATGAATCTATTGCTGAAGAATAATGATATTGACCCCAACCCCCGTAGCCAGCATCGCCAGCTACATAAAGGAAATCTTCGCCATAGTAGAAATCATAATCAATTCCTGTAAAAGAATCAGCAATTCCACTGGTATAATGCTGGCCGTTATAACCTCCTGTTGCAAATATCCCATTTAAAAAAAAGTATTGAGTAATACCAGTAGGGTCTAAATAATAATCTGACGCAAGTCCTGTAAAC